ATTCAAGCATATTGATTTTGAGGTTTGCTCCTTGAGGGGTAAAGGATGGCATAGCCTCAATCTGCTGATATAGGTTCTTGGAAGCAAGAGCATTGTGTTTGCGGAGGTTGTTCCGCATATTCTCAATTATCTCCTGACCCCAGTTTTGAACAATACGAAGAAACTTGTCACCTTGTGGGTTAAAGTTAGATGCGGCTTCTCCGAGTTGTTCTATTGTGGTCATAATGACTTGAGCATCTCAATCAGTTTGGGATGAGGATATACATCAACCTTGTCCTTTCTGACTGAGTTGTGTGTGAAGACCCCGGCTTCGCCTTTCAAGGCTCTGTCAGTTACATCCCAGATGTCTTCGTTATAAGATAGCGGAATCTCGTATCTGTCCCTCCACAACAAAAGGAGTTCACGAGTACTTTCAATCTGAGCGTCTGTGTAGTTTTCCCAGTATTGGTATTTTTTGTACTTGACCTCAATCACATCCTTGACCTCTCTGCCAGTATAGGAGAAAAACTTGCCGTCTTTCTCGGTCAATTGTCCCCAGTTTATAATTTCAACACCGATAGAGATTTTGTCCAAGGACTGATACTTCACTCCGTGATCAGCAAAGACATCTTGCTTCAGCCCCAAGTGATAAGCCCATTTCGTTGATGAGAAGCCTTGACCGATTTCGCCATCTCTGCCAATCACAACACAAGTAGCAACCCGAACGGGGTTCTTTTGCCACATATTGAAAACGGCTTGAGGAGTCCCAGTTCCTGCGGTGTGATGGAGATAGATTTGCTTCTTGGCAACCGACTCGTTCACATAGTCATTAAATGGATACTGCTTGAGGTTCATTTTCCGAGATTAGTTTGTTCAGATACCATTGGGCTTTTTTGAGGTCTTCTACCTTGCCTTTCCTTTCCCACCTCCACAAATACTTCATAGCGTTTCCTTTGCAATAGCCGTTGAATTGATCTTTGGTCATTGAGGCTTTGATAGCGTCAATGGCTTCTATTTCGCCTTTGTAGTGTTCTGGGTGGTTTACTGCATCCATCTTGTCATAAAATCTGTGAGGGGCAAATTTAGCAAGAAAACCTGATGGGTAGTGTAGACCTCGGTGTAATCGTCTAACTCTACGGCTGCGATGACGGAGTCCAAATCCAAGTAACCATCTCGCTCGTACTCCACCAGATCGGGGGCATCGTTGAGCAACTTGTCCATTGGGTCGGGGATAAGTTCATATATGAAAGGGACTTTGATTAGGTTCATAAGATTTTGCCGTTCAAGATACGGAAGTTTTTCACTTGGAATGTGTCATCTTCGTTCACCGTGACATAAGCAAATCCATTTGACCATTTGGTGTAGGCGTAGGGACGATAGTCAGGAGAAAGGGAGCAAAGACATCCAGTAGACCAAACACCAACTTGCTCTCCGTGCAGATTGTTTTCTGAGTGGTGAGATACTTGGTGGTAGTGACCTATTAATGTAGAGGCTTTGGCTTTCAAGAAGTATCCTCGTGCTGGGTTAACGGGAGAAAAAACACTCTCACCCATCTCGTGTCCGTGCATCACAATCAAGCCTCCGAGTTTAATCATCTCACGATTCACAGCCTCTATTCCATATTCAGGAAAGCGGAGTAGGTATTCAAGAGAAACCTCTTGCAAATCGCCTAATTCACGGGCGTTTCGTAGCACATAGGCTCTCATCCTCTCCTCGTGGTTTCCTATCTTGTAGATGACTCGTGGAAAGGTCTCAGCGCAGTATTTTAGAAACTGCCTACCCATCTCCAGTTCTTCTGAGATTTTCGGTCTGCGAAGTTCCTTGGAGAAACGGCTGACATCGTAGCAATCCAAAATATCTCCGTTCAGAATAAGAGCATCAACCCCGTGATTGATTCCGTACTCAATAGCCAAAGCAAGAGCCTCCTCATCGTGGAAAGGAAGGTGAATGTCCGATAGTATAAGATAACGACCAGCACCGAGTTTGATGTGGTTCATTTCTTCGGCTTGGCTAATTAGACCGAGTTTTCTCAATCCTTCTTTGACGCTTGACATATTGATTTCTCTGCCTTGGTTTTCGGATACTTTGCGATTGTCATCTCCGTCTGCTCCTTTGTAGTAGCGAATCATTCGTCTTGCTGCTTCCACATCAATGAACAATCCCTCCTCTTTGGTGAAGATCATTGAGGCAAGAGTCCGGTTTGGTAGGTCAGGAAAACGCTGAATGTAGTCCTGAACGATTTCTCTTTTTATCATAGTATAAGAAGCACTACCAAAAGAGTCAATCCTCCAGAGATGCGCTTGAATGTTTTGTTCGTTTGGATCAAGATGGCGTTGTCGGTTCTGAGTTGGATGTTCTCTTTGTCCAGTTTTTCAATCACCACCCCTTGCTCGTTGATAATTGCCGAATCAATCGCCAATTCTTTCTTGAGTTGAATCACTTGCTCTCTCGCTTTTGCTCCTTGCCACAGACGATAGTTGACCTCCCGAATCAATGAATCGGTGAATTGACAAGAGGCGTTCTGTGGTGCGGACATCAGCAAGGCTATCACTAAGATATAGAAAGAGCGTGTCATAGGCTTGTTCGGTACGGATTCTCTCCGTGTGGATTGTTTGCTTTTCAACCTTCAGAATCTGAATAGTATCAAGTCGGGATGTCGCAGTAGGATTCCAAGTATGGAGTTTGAACAACAAAATCAATAGCGTGACCAGCAACCACATCAGTAGAAGAGTCATAGAAGGGGTCAGCCGTAGCATTGACGACAATTTGAAATTCTTCATCTAAGCGATTATTTCTGACAAGTAAGGTGATAATGTCAATCAACACCCCTGCGGTATCTGAGAGGACTTCTATGGTGTTTGAGGATGACTCAAACTGCCTATCCATCACCATCATTGCGAACTGATAGGAGATGAGTTTCCCTTCTTGGTTAAATTGGAAGCCATTCGGGACTAACCACACCAAAGGGTAATACTTAACCTCGTCAACGGCAAAGTCAAACTCAGCCCCTACTGCGAACTTGCCGACCATCTTGTGGCTCTCGGCTGCCGCTTTTATCTTGGCGATTATCTGGTTTAAGGTCATAGGCTTTCAGTTTGATTTCGTTCTTTAGCCTCCATTTATTCTTTGGGGAAGTCATAGTTGAAGTAGCAGTCATCGTCACCGGGCAAGTACATACCGCCAAAGAAAGCAGTTGACTTGGGACGGATGGTATCAAAGTCAGAACCGGGGTTAAGATAAAGGGGATATTTGTTCGGATAGGTGCGAAGGTAATCACGCAAACGCTCTCCGTAGTATTCAGCCTTGTCTCGGTATCTCTGCTCAATGTGGGTAAGATCAGAGGGAGTGGCTGGAGTAGCATTCTCAGAATTGCGAGAAGCAACGCTCTTGTTCATAAACTTGAAGGTCAAGGGAAGCATTGACTCCACCAAGGTGTAATACTTCAAACAAGGAGCGATATAAGAGTCAAGAAGGGTCGTGTTGTCAGCCGTCAGAGTGCCTCCGTAGGCTTGGGTCTGCAACTCGTTGTAAATGCCAGAGCCAACGATGTCACGGATGTAAATCTCTTGTGCCTCCTTGATGGAAGCCTTCAAGATTTTATCGTCAAGGTTCTCGTTTAGAGGGGTGTTGTCCTTGAGATACGAGGTTGATATGAAATAGACAAAGTTGCTCATTTTCTTCTAACTAATCGGGAAGCCCAAATGTGACGGCAGTAAGGAAGGTGAACGGCAGGAGATGAGTTCTTGATCGTCATCCAACCGCCTCTGCGCCTCCAAGCAGAATATCCGGGTTCACCATATTCAGCAGCCAAAATCAAACTAATCTGGTCAATGTCTTCTCTTGTGTAATAACGATTCAAAGCAACCATTCTACGACAAAAATCACGAGAGGTAGGAATCACCTCTGAACCACTTACACCGGGTGCTTTTGTGTATTCATAGCGAATCTCCAAAGCCTCAGAGATGTTGTTTCTCTCAAGTTCATTCAATCCGTCTGTATTGACCTCATAGCCGCCTTCTAAGGGATTCAAATAGCCTTGGTCTTGTAGAGAGGTCACAGCCTCTGCAATAGCGGCAGGGTCAGCCTTAATTTGAGCAACCAAGTCAGCAAGTACCGTACCTGGGTTTGATCTGATAAGTTGGAGAATCATCAACTCAAGAGCATTGGCAAAATTCATTGGCATTGCTTCAAACTTGTCTGAGGTCTCACCGAACATTTCAAACACCTGCAAATCCTTGTCATCATCCCATCCGAAAGGGTTTTGAGAGGAGAACTGCAAAGGGTCAACAGACATTCCCAATTCCTGACGGGCTTCTTCTTTAGAGATGATGCCCTTCTCAAAAAGGTAAACATAGTCCAAGCCAATCGGAGGGTTGTTCTTTGTCTCAAGTTTGACTGGGCTGATGTATTTGAAGATATGCGAAAGGCAAGAATCAAGTTGCTTTTGACGAGGCTCTACATAGGAACTCTGAAAGGTCTCATAAGCCTCAACCAGTTCGCTTCTTCCACCCAATTGACCTTCGGTCTTTACTCCGAACAACATCGGAGAGGTTACCTTGTGGCCGACAAAAATCTCCTCTTGGACTTGGCGGTTTAACTCAACAAACAACTTATCAAAATCTGACGGAGCAAGGTTGTTGATGACCGATGGGTTCTCGTTTGGTTCGTTGTATTGGATTATTACAGACCCAGCGTTGTCTGTGCCTTGGAAGTTGTCTTTGAATCGCTTTGCGGTCTTACGAGCCTCCTCTGGGGTTGGTATGCCCTTAAAGAGTTGTATCAAGGTCTGAGCAGAAAAACCGGATTTGATGGAGTTCAAATGGAAGTTGGCAATCTCGGTGTCAATCTCAATGTACTTCAAAGCACCGATGTAGTCAGGCAAAGGATAGATGTCTTGACCTGCTCGGTAAAACTTAAAGTAATAGAGTTGCTTGTTCTCACGAGTGGTTGGATTCCACTTGGGGTAGTAGGTCAACTCAGGTCTGTGAGAATCCCAGTTGTCAGAATAGACAAAATCCATTTCCAAGCCTTTACGAACATTCTGGAAAGGCAGGTGATAAATCTCAGCAATTGAGGTCTTTGCCTTGTTCCAGATGATCTCCAAAGCGAAGCCGTTGAATAACTCACAATCTTGAGCAATCTTGGTCTTGAGGGATTCAAAATCCTCGTAGGCGTTTATAGAGTTGAGATAGTCCTGCGCTCTGGCAATGTCCTCGGTATTTGCTCCGATGATTTCGGTTTTGTCCCCTGACAGATACGCTGCTTTTTGGGTTACGATTGCAGAGTGTTTTGGGGATTTGTTGAAAAGGTCAATCAACTCAAATGGGTACTTGTTATTTTCCCCAAAGGTGACGAAGCCTTTGCTCTTGTTCTCCTTGAATTTAGGGAGAGCAGATTCCACGAAGCTGACTCTTTGAAAATGGCCTTCCATCACCTACAAATAGCGTTTAGCCC